GATGTTCCAGTTGGATGATTATGTACTATACCTACGATATCTGCGGTTTTATAAATGTTTAGATACTCCGTAGAATCCATAATAAAATTGTCTGCTTCTTCAGCAATATTTTTACAGGGTATCCAGTTTAATTTTCCTTTTCTTATAGCAAGTACTCCACAAGCTTCATAAGGAAAGTTATTTGAAAAGTGATTTTCAATCTCTTTTAAAAACTCAGTAATCATCTATACTTTCTAGTTCCTGGGAACCCTCCAAAAGGTAAGGGGATAGAATTATCATATACAGAAACGGAAGGAATAATATCATTACTCCCTACTGAAATAATTCTTGCTTGAAATCGTGCCTTACACCCAGAAAGAAGTTTACTACAAATATCTGCAATAGCAAAATTTTTATTTGAAGAACTAGGGTCGCCTAGCTGAGCCTTCGTTCCTGCTTTAAGAGCTCTCCATATATTATTATTATAATAAATATAAGTATTCTTTCTAGGATCTAGAGTATTAACCGTTGTAGTACTGTTCCAATCATTATAATGTATATAAGGTCTTACAATTTTCCAATAAATACTTTTTTCTTTAGGAGTATCTGTTGAGCTAGTATCACTCTTTGCCATATAATATACTCCTCCGTATAGCCATATTTGATTTTGAGTAGCAGTATTATTATTCCAAGTACTCGCACCGGAAATTAGAGTATTACTTGCATCTATAAAAGGCTCATCATCAATTGAGTAAAACAAAGACTTTTCGGCTAATCCATTATTAGCTGTGATCTCTTCCAGAGTTTCTACGTACATTGTTATCGTTCCAGCGGTTATGTCTTGACCCTCACTATTTTGAGTAATATCTGTATGAGATATTTGAATTCTATTTTGTCGAGCATAGCCATAACCCGGATTATTAACTTGTACGTTACTTACAGTTACAAGATTCGTTGATGAAATAGCAATATCAAAATCAAAAGTAGCACCCTGGCCCCCTGAGACTGTACTAATGTGTGGAATATTCGTAAAAGACGCCGTAGCACTTGAGTAATTTCCTGTTATGCCAGTTTGACTAACTGCTGCTCCTACAGTAGCAATACCCCGAGGAGTAACTTTACAATCCCAAGTACAAGCACTTCTTACATTAGTATTACTATAGTCATACCCTTTATAGTACCAAGTACAATATTTTCCTGTGACTTGACGCGAAGGCACTCTAACCCCTGACAAATCAAAAGGAGAAGCAAGTTCTAATTGAATCATTAATCTGTTCTTTGAAGCTACTCTATCAATAATATACGTTGCTTTAGGAAGCTCATATCCATTTGTATTAGTAGGAGTTGAGTCTTCTCCTATTCCTACATATTTTGCCAAAGTTTGATGTCGAGTAACCTTTCCTCCAACTAAGTCTTCTAGCTTGTCTATTCCGATATAATCTGATGTTTCTGGGGTTTTAAATAATGAATTTACATTCGGTAAAGTTAATGTAGGACGAACCTGTGCTCCGTCTCCTGTGATTTCGATACCTTCAAGTAACATAGGAAACCCATAATAATTATTACCTCTGAAGAAAAGAACATCGTCAATATCTTCTCCATGAAAATAATAAGTGACTCCTTGAACTGTAAGGTCGTATAAATTAACTAAACCTTCGTCGTTACCTAGAGCTTGATTATTTATCTCCTTAGCAATTGTGGTAGTTGTCATTCGTATACTCTCTTAAGTTTACAGGTAAGACTTGCTATATTTGTTTGAACAAAATTAATATTATAATCATCACATACTACTTTTACAGTTTCTGTATCTATAGTAAAATCAAAAGATTTAGGTACTTTATGGTCAAAAAAAGTTGCTAGATTATCTATTTCTATCTTGTTTCTATTTTTGAATGAGGCATTGAACTCTTCTTTTTTAACGTTTATTCCGTCAAGAAGACGCTGCTCATATCCATCTCCGAATTTAGCAGTCATAGTTCTTTGTTTGGATGATCTAGTTAATCCCCTGTCTACAACAAAATCTGCATTATCGCCTGGAAATAAATATCCCGGAGTATTCGCCACCCAAGCTGTATACGATAATGTATCCAAGGAAGTAGTTAAATCAACATCTGAATATAGTTGAAAGGTATTAGAAGAAGCAGATCCTACATAATAGGTTCCTCCATTAAGTTCTGTCATACTTGTAATATCACTAAATGTAATTTTTGTTTTGTTTGTTAGTCCATGATTTGTTGAAGTAGTTACTACCCCTGGGTTTGCCTGAGTTATATTTGTAACGTTAAATCTATAGTAGGTTCCTGTAGGAGTCCCTGTACTTGTAGGAATTGATAATTTATATGCCATTATGCTGTACCATAAGGATTAAGTATTCCGCCTGAACGTTTTTGATTTTGAAGTTCTTTCTGAACTGCTGAAGCAATCATGTGCCCTAAATGAGTTCCTCTATCGCCCTCTGTTTGCTGCTCAACTCTGCCGTCCTGATGCATTGTTACATTTACAGTTACATTATTATTTTGACCAGCACCTCCAGGCATTGTTACAGGAATAGACTTTCCGTCAGGAAGAGGAACAATTGCTTCATCATATTTTCCTTCCCCTACAAGACCCAAAGTAGGTTGACGAGCTATTCCTCCAGTTGCATAAGCAGCTGAACGGAAGCCGCCTTTTGCTATTCCTCCATTTGCAAAAAAGAACCCTAAAAGGCCTCCTATACCGCCTCCCATGCCCCCTAAGACATTTGATAAGCTACCTAAAAGACTACTAAAAATATCTTTAAAAATACTTCCCCCTGCTTCAAATACGTTTCCTAATTTTTCTACAAGGCCTCCGTCTGCATTTTTATCAAAAATATCGCTTAATGATCCTAAAAAGTTAGTTACACTTCCCCCCACTTTTTGTTTTACTGTCACCCCTTCTGCACCAAATGTATCATCCCTTGACGTCGTAGTTTTAGATTTACCAAACAGTTTCTCAAACAACCCTGCTTCATCATTAGCGCCTCCAGAACTGGAAGTTTTGTTACCTGCAATATCATTTATCATGGAATCTATAGAAGCTGAAGAAATATTTCCTCCTCCTCCTTTCATTCTAGCAATATCATTTATCATGGAATCTATTCCAGAGGATGACATTTGAGTAGTTCCCGTTAGGGCCGCTTTAATTACAGCTCCATGATAATCAGCTGCATCAAGCATTGCTCGTTGAATTCTATCTTCTGGAGTATCTTTGTCTGTAAAGATTTTCTCCGTCAAAGCTTTGGCTATATTATCGGCAACACTTCCAAGTACAGAATTTGCAATATCCTTTAAAACATCTTTAAAGTCTTTTGCTCCTTTTATAAGAGCTGCAACTCCTGATTGAAAAGAGCTTTCCAAAGCTTGCTCCATTCCATCAACAATTCTAAAGATAATTACTTCTTGTCGTTCTAGTGCTCTCTCCTGCTCTTCTAGTATATCTAATTGATTTTGTAAATTTTTTGCCTGGGCTTCTGCCATAGGCTCTTGGGCTTCTTCGGCAGCTCGCACTTGTTCCATAATAAATAGGCGTTGATTCTCAATCTCTGCTCGTTTTTGTGCTCTATCTATCTGTTCTTTTTCTAGTGTAGTAGCTCCTTGAGTTAAAGCTATGACTTCCTTTTGAATGCCTTGTTTTCGTAACTTTTGATTAACTTCGAGCTCTTCTAATTTTCTAATCGTATCTTGCATACTAATATACTTATTTAGTTGAGCCATTAATGCGTTACTCTGGTTTTCTGAAATGTTATTTTGATTAAGAGTCTCTTGGATACTTAAAATTTCTCTATCTAACTCTAATAAAGTCGTTGAGTAAGATGTTTGAAACTGAGTTATAGACGTTATAATATTTCTAAAAGTTTGGTCAAATTTAAGAGCGCCTTCTTGGATTGAGGCAAGTCTTTGAGCTGTAGTGCCGTAAACTTCGTTTAACTCCTCAAAATCTTTCGTTTGTTGAGCAGTTAGTTCTCTTCCTTCCTTTATTATATTTAAAAGCTCAATATACTTTTTACCTGCTGTAGTACTTTGTATTCCTTGCTTTTCTAATATTTGAACCGCAGTACCTGCTTGTTCTTTAATTTTGTTCTTTAAACTTTCACTGGCTTCTTCTACGCTCTCATATCCAAGAACCCACTTTTCCAAAATATTGGGGTCTAAAGCTCCAGCTGCTTGGTCTTTTAAATCATTCAGATCTTTTTTTAATCTGCCTAGTGCTTGTTCTTCTTGTTTAAGAGCTCTGCTTGTTTTAATCTTTCCGTTTTCATCCCGTTTAAGTTTATTCTCTGTGTACTCCTTCTCTAATTTATCATATTCTCTTTGCTTATTCGCAATTTGGTCTGCTAAAGATATTTGCTCAGCACTTAATTTATTAAATTTCTCTCGAGCTTGCAAAGACTTTGACAAAGCCTCTCCAGATGCTTGAATAAAAGAGGCCTCTGCTTGATAATAATCTAATCCCATCTTATTATCATTTTTTTCTCTATATTTTTGTTGTATCTGATCGAACTTACTAAACTCTTTAGCTAAATCCTCTAAAGAGCCTTCTGCAGATCTTAACTCATCTGCTAAATCTTTTATTGCTTTTGATTGTCCTATAAATCCAAAAGCTTCACCTATAGCTACTAAAGCATCTTTAATTAGTAAAAGAAACCCAACTATACTGATTACTTTTACTGCTTTATCAACTGTACTTGCCATTACTTGAGTTGCTCTTTGAACCTGCAACATTGCAAACTTCCAGCCTCTTACTATTTCAAGGCCAACTTTTTTAAATTGCAGTCCTATACCCTGTATTTGGGCCTTAGTACTTGTAGCAAAAGATGTTGTTTCTGAAAGCATTAATTTGAGATTGTTTATATAATCTCTTTTCATGCCTTCGGACATGCCTTTAACAACTCCACGACCTTTTTCTGCTTCACGAATTAAAGCGCGTAGTTGAGTTTTAGTAGGAGTTTTTCCTTCTCGGATTGCCGCGACTCCTTTACTTTTAGTTTCTTTTCCTTCAAGTTGCCCTGCAACAGCAGTTACTAAACTTTTTGAACTATCTTTTAAAGCCTTTTGTCTGTCAGAAAGATCATCTATAGCTTTTCCTGCATTTCCTATATCCGTTTTTATTGCTTTTGTAGCTTCTCTTGTATTTTCTGTCCAAGCTTCTGTTGCAGGAATAATTGCTCTAAGAATAGGTACAGCTACCAAGGTTAACGCCGCTGTTAAGGAGGGAATATTATTTGTTAAAAATCCTGCTAAAGTTTCGCTTGCGGCGGCGACTGTCTTTTGAACAGGGATAAAAACTTTTTCAAACGCTGTTTTAAGTTTAGTAATTTTATTTGCTTGTAACTCAATTTCTTTAGTTACAGAGCTGTATTTCTTTTCTAACTGTCCTAATACATCTGCGGCCACCGCTTGACTTCTTTCAAAGGCACTTAAATCGTTAACAGATTGTCCCGTTGCTTGAGCATATGCTTCTGTGGCATCTTTTAAACGAAGAATAACACCTAATTCATCAAGAAGTTCTGGCTCTGCTTTTGTAACACCTCGTATAACTCGATCTATAGCATCAGGAACATTTCTTCCTAATACTAAGGCAGCGTCAGTTGCACCTCTTGTCAAGTCTTGAAGTTGTTTTCCAGAAAGGCCAGAAGCAGAACCAATCGCAGCAATTTGAGAAGCTTTTTGATAGCCAATAAGCCCATCGGCCGCTGCCTGAATTGACCTAGATAAAGTTATGTATCCTTTTCCTGTCGCGGAAGAAAATGCAACTTGAGCATCTTGTAGTACTCTAAAATCCGCTGCTCGTTCTAAAAAAGCAAAAGCGGCAGTAAGAGCAAAGATATTTGATGCAAGAACAGCATATGCAGGAACAAGAGTACCTGAGATACCTTGTGCCATTTTTGAAAAGTTTTTTGTGCCATTAGCAGACTGTTGAGATACGCCTTTTAAATTTCGATCAGCAGTACGAGCAGATTTACCGGTTTCTTCCAGTGCTAAACCTAGCTTTTTTGCATTTACGGCTACACGTTTTGTAGTACCTTTATCATCTACAACTACGTCAATATAAACCTTATTTTTTGCCATTAGCCGCGCACATTATGGGTGTAGTTTTTTCCACCTCCTGCAGACTTAGCTTTTCGCTCCTCTGCTTTACGTTTTTTCTCTGCTTCTTCTGCTTTGTGTGAAACTATAATATTTTCATATACTTTCATAAAAAATAAAGTTTCTTTTTTATTTTCAACTTCGTATAGTTCAAAAAGTTGATTACACTGAGACCAGTCTTTGCCTAAATATGTTCCCGACATTCCATCCCATCTATCAGATAAAAAGCTAAATATAAAAAATGCCACTTGAACTTCCTCTGGAAACTCAGAAGAATCGAGCGGCATTTTTGCTGGGTCTGGTTCTTGTCCTAGCTGCTCGCACATACGCAGATATTTATCTACGTCTATTTGCGAGCTTTCTCTTACATAGCGTTCAAGTAGTTTTTTTAATTCGACTACT